ATCCGGTAAAGCAACCCTCACCCGCCCTCTCCTCCGTTTTGGTTTCCCGGGGGAGAGGGCACCTTCCTGGGGGAAGAGATGATTCTGCTCAAGATCACAGAAAAAGAAAAGCCGGTCATTCTTGAAGCTCTCCACTTCTTCGGGAGAGAGTTGGAAGACATGATCAGACAAGGCCCGGATGAGAAAACTCCCGAAGAGATTAGCAAACTAATGATCATCGATCAGATCATTGACGTGATCCAGTTGACTGATCAAAAACCCGTGTGTTAGCTTTCGTGAACCAACAAGTGTGTGTTTGGAGAAATCAATGTCTACTAAGCCTGGATCTAATGGGTCCAATGGCCGAAGCAGTTCACCTGCTGGGGGCGTATTCATCTGCCTCTATGGCCCAAGTAAAGCCGGAAAAACAATCGCCTCCGCAGCCGCAGGAGCAACAGGACTTTTCATTGGAGATCCCGCTGGCCTCCTCTCTGCCCAGAGGTTTCTCGGACTTGAGAAACTAAAAGTCGCGTCAGCGAAGATCGTACCAGAAGCAACTGCTGCGATCGAAGCTGCTGTCAGTAAGGGATCGAAAGTTCCTTCTATCGTTATCGACGACTTCTCTTTGATGGTTGAATCTACGATCAATGAATACGAAACCTCCAAGGGTCGAGGCGGAATGTGGTCCGCTCTGACGCGAGATGTTCTCGCCTGTCGAGACGCCGCTCGCGCGGCTACTGCCCAGGGGATGATCGTTATCTTCAACTGTCATGAACAACCTCCACGGACCAGCAGCGGTAAGTTCGTTCGCGGTGGTCCTTCACTGCCCGGTCAGCTCCCAGAAAAGTTTAGTGGCATGGTCGACGTGATTGGCCGAGCAATGTTCGAGCCTACCGCTGCCCCGTGGAAATACCAACTCTGCTTCAAACCCCAGGCCGACTATGTATCTGGAGATCGACTTTCCGTATTCCCGGGAATGGCTCCGATGAATGTTGCCGAGGGACTGCGAGCAGCAGGATACTTGATTCCCTACCCCAAGGGACTTGAGTGGATCGACAAAGTTGCCCAGGGAGTTTGTGATGAGATTCTCAAAGCAGGAATCGAGAACTGGTCAGATGTTCTCCAGAGAGCTGTAGAAAAACTGAAAGGCAAACGAGAGATCGCTCATATCCGTTGGGCACTCCAGGACGGTCTTCACCGTGCCACCATCAAACATTACGAAGCCGTAGAAGCACTCGACCTGTTCTCACGACCAGTCGAAGAAGAAGAAGGCTTATTCCTTTAGTGGGTCGGGGACGGGTCTGGTTTTTTCCTTTGTACCAGGGTTCTCGTCCTCGATCCCATCTTTCCCACTCGCGTGTGTGTTGTGGGTTTTCACCCCCAGACTTTGACATAGGAGTCATACATGTCTGTAACTATTGAACTTGATTTTACCGGCCATTCCCCTGCGGGTGCTGGTATTGGTTACCTCGAAACTGGACTGCACTCGGCTCAGATCTTGGAGTTTCGTCATTACGAAGATTCCAACCGATTGCTCGTCTACATGATCACGGATGGCGTCCGACACAAGGACAGCTTCTCCCTGAGCACCAAAGCAATGCCTTTCCTCATGGGCTTCCTGGTGTCTGCCGGAGTTCCTGAGAACAAGCTGAAAGGAAAGACTAAGTTTCCCTTCGACAAGCTCATCGGAAAGTCCGTGTACTTCAACTACACGTCTCCCACCATGGGCGCGAACGGTCGTCCGGTTGAGGGAAGTTATCCTGACTATCGCTACATCAATGAGAACTACTTCAATCAGATGAAGAAGGCTCAAGCTGCTCCTGCTCCTGCTGACTTTCAAGTTGAAGCCGAGCCAGCCCCTGTCTCTAACGGAGCTTCTGCGGCTCCCGTTGCAAAGACTTCCTCTGCTGATGAGTTCGAGTTCTTGATGGACAGTTGATGACTCTTCGGGGACGGTGGGACTCAAACCATAATGGGAATCCGCCCAGTGGATTTTGTACCAGCCCCCGCCGTCTCCTCTTTTTCCTCCGTTGCCGCTGTAGGGGCGGGCAACTGGAGGAAGCCTCTCTTCCCCGTTGGTGGATCTCCGGGGGAGGGGGGCACCCCCTTTTTTATCTTTCTTGGAAATTAATTACCTCCCTGACCGTGTACATAGTGAGGGAGGACTACCAGCAATCTTTCTCCCTCAAGGGGAGGAGTGGTTACCTCCGGCCCCTTCCCCCTTTTGTTGTGGTTAGGGGGAGGGGGCACCTTCCCCAAAACTTATGCTCTATCCAATCTGTGAAAACTGCGCCCTCAATCGGGGCGATGCCACTCCGGTACTGTCTGAGACGCACGATGATGATCGCGTGATCATTCTGGGAGATTCTCCTGGAATGCACGAGGTAGTCGAGGGTCGTCCTTTCGTTGGTCCGGCTGGGCTTGAACTCCAGTCTGCACTGAACGCATTGAATGTGCCCAGGGATAAGTGCTACATCGCCAACGCTGTGCGATGCCGTCCTCCCAAGAATGACTTGGAGGCAGTAAATATCAAGGTTTCCCGAACCAACCGAAGGAGAGAGAAACTCGCTAAAGAAAACGGAACGGAGGCTGTCCGGCTCCTTCGTCCACTTGATGCCTGCAAGACATTGCTACTTGAAGAGCTTCGACTTTCTGGAATCAAGAAGGTCATCTGCTTAGGGAAAAACGCCGCCAAAGCGATTCGTGGTGGAGACGTTTCCATCATGAATATTCGTGGTGGGTGTGAACTCGTCGAGGCACCCTGGGATCCAGATGTGACTCTGGAGGTGGCCTATACCATGCACCCCTCCTGGATCATGCGTCAGGCTGCATACCGCGAAGTATTCCGCCATGACCTGCGAAAAGCATTTCGCTTCTTCTCCGGTACATTGGATTGGCCCGAGCCAAAGATCACTCGCACAAACGAGGTAGAGGTTCTTGAGCGGTTCCTTGCCCGGTGGAGGGAGCAGAAGACTCCTATCGCTTATGACTTAGAGACTGATGGCATAGATCCGATGACCGCTAACGTTCGTTGCGTAGGTTTAGGAAATGAAGAAGAAGCGTTAGTTGTAGAAATCTTGAGCATCGACGGGAGTTTTTTAGCTACTCCAGACCAAATCGTTCTTCTCCAGAACTCACTGAGAAAGTTTTTCCTCGATCCCCAGGTTCCTCTACTTGGGCACAATGCGGGACAGTATGATCGACTCTGCGTAGAGTCCTGGCTGGGCATCACCCCGAATCTTACATGCGACACGATTCTCTTGCACTTGCTTGCAGACAATGAGCTGCCTCACAATCTGGGCTTTGTCGGTTCCTTTTACACGGACAATCCGGAAGCCTGGAAAGCAGACCACACAGCAGTTGAGGCAAAGACGGACGAAGAGCTTCATATCTACTGCGGAAAGGACGTTTGTGTCACGGCTCGAATCGCGGCTCCTCTTGCCCAGGATGTGAAGAAGCGCCAACAGCAACACCTGCTCCCCAGAGAGCACATGCTCCAATCCCTGGGCGCTACGATGGAGCGAGTAGGTATGGGAGTCGACCTGGGCAAAGCCACTGAACATCTGGTCAGGTTAGACACGGAGGCGAAGATTCATCTCCGTAGATGCCAAGACATTGTAGGCGAGGGATTCAATCCCCAAAGCACTCGTCAGATGGCGAATCTTCTTTTCTCGGAGTGGGGCTTGGCTCCTCACCATTACTCAGAGAAGACGGGAGATCCTTCTACGGACGATGAAACTCTCCGTACAATGATCGTTCACTACGGACTGGAAGAGCAGCGAGTTGCATTTTTACGCTCAGTCAGGACTTATCGCAAAGTCACCAAACTCCTGGGCACATACATCCGACCCCTGATCCAGAAGCAGATCACACGGATTCATCCCAGCTACAACCGTCTTCCCGCTACGGGCAGATACTCTTCGAGCAACCCAAACGCTCAGAATATCCCGTACAGTTTGAGGGACATCTTCGTTGCCCGGAAGGGATGCGTACTGGTTGGCGCAGACATGGATCAACTTGAGCTACGCTTGATTGCAGAAGAGGCTAAGTCTAAGCACTCACTCCGGGTTATTCGAGAAGGACTCGACCCACACAACGAGACGATGGAGATCGTATATGGCAAAGGGATATGGAAACTTGAAGGAGCCCCCAGTGATCGTAAGGAGAAGGGCAAGGGCACCTTCAAAGCAACCCGAGACATCACGAAAAACACACGCTACGCTTGGCAATACGCTGCTTCGACTAAGCGAATCCACGAGCAAATCGTCTCAGTCGAAGACGACGAAGGGAACCTCCTCTACTCACACCTCACGGTCGAAGACGTTCGTCAAGTAGTAGAGGGTCTCAAGCGAGCAGACCCGGAGATTCCTCGTTGGTGGAGGATGATCGAAACTCGCTACCGGAAAGAAGGCTTCATTGGAGATTCTCTCTGGGATCGTCGTCGGTACTTTAGAAATGAAGACAAGATCAACGAGCTTGTAAATCACCCCATCCAGTCTGGTGGAGTGGTGATCGTCAATGAGGCGATGCTCGAACTGATCTATGGAGTCCAGGATTGGTTTGCTACAGAAGCGATCAATCCTCCCAAGGAAACACTCCCGGTTGAGTGGCTGATCAATCATGGCCACGATGCTCTCTATTTAGAGGTGCCCGAGGGGGAAGCAGAGTTTGCTGCGGAAGTTCTGGAACAGGCCATGAACCGACGCAGGAAAGTAAACCCGCTTCTCGATTACACCGCTGCTGCGGACATCGGTAATCGCTGGAGCGAAGTGTAAGGAGATGAGATGAGTCAAGTGATTAGAATCTTCTATGCCCACCCATCCGGTGAGGACAAGAAGACCATTGCGAAGCAAAGCATTCGCATTAGAGAGTTAGTCCGTGGTCGGGGAGATCGCGTGGGTAAGGATCTGAGAGTTTCCGTCATCTCGGGAAGGGACGACTTTCGGATCAACTGCCGGGGAGATTGGAATACATGGGCCAAGAGTGTAGTGATGAGAGAGCACGCAATCACTCGAAAGCCCTACTACGACTTCGTAGTAATCCCCAGCACAGCAGTAGGCAGGGCGACCGCACAGATTGTTGATGTGGCGGTCAGGCGTGGTCGTCCTGTCTTCTTGCTGACCACCGATCAGGACAAGGATCGACTGGAGAGAGTCACTCAGGTCTATCCGTTTGATGTAGACGATTGGCAGGGAGGCTTTCGTTGCGAAGGCCCCCCTTCCCCCAAAGAGCCCGGGGAGGGTTCGGAACAGCTTGAACTCCCGTTGGAGTTGAAGGGAAATCCCAATGGCTAAAAAACCTATAGACATTCAGACGTTAGCGAATGTTCGGACAGACTGCGGTCCTCTCATCACAAAGCTCCTGTCGACTGGAATGTCCTATGAACTGATCGCAGTAAAGATGAGCGAGCATCTGGCGGGCACTAATCCGAGTGTTCAGAGTCTTGTTCGCTGGAAAAAAGGAACCAGCATCCCAACTCGGGCCAACGGAGCCGCGTTGCTTCGCCTGTACTGGGAGATGTTTGGAGAGGAGGGAGAAGAATGAGTCACGTTGTAAGAGTAGTTTCCAACATCAAGAGTCCAGACGGAACTCCCTACGAAGTCCCTCTGGGCAAGAACACTGTCCTGATCGGAGCAAATGAGGCCGGAAAGAGTGCGGTTGCAGAATCGGTTCAACTTGCCCGGACAGGAACCGCTTATGGTCTTCTCTACCGAGACAAGCCAATCAAGGATGGATCTCTTCTGTCCGCGCTGATTCCAGACATCTCCAACTCGGCTGTCGTCACTGTGCAGTTAGATGACGGAGAGACTTCTTTCTGGGAACTGGAGAGAGGAAAGCGGCCCAAGAGAGGGGGATCAGAAGGATCAACCTTGTCTGTAGCCGAACTCCACGCCGTGATGGCAGGCAACGATGAGACAAAGGCAAAGTTCTTCTGGAACAAGCTCTGCTCGGATATTGCTGTCGGAGATCTCATAGGTCTCATTGATGAGGATCTCCACGAGACTTTAGTTCTTGTGTGTCCTCTTGCAGATGGGCGAGTCAACCTTGTCGACGCTCTCGCTCGCCTGGGTAAGATTCAACGGAATCAATCGAGTACAGTCAAAGCAGGACAGATTGCATTAGAATCCTTGGGCTCTTTCCAAGAAGTCAGCGATGCGGAGTTGATCGGAGTGGGCAAGGGGCTATCTCGCGCACATCTTCGGGACTTGGTTCAAACCATCTACGTCGACTATCGCTCAGATCCAACTCTCCAAGCTTCTCATGTGTTGCGTCATCTGGTTTCTCTTCTCGGAGGGCAGGATGCTATCAAGCGCATTCCTCCCACGGAAGAAGTCCAAGCTGAGTATGCGGAGGTTCTTCTATCGAAACGTCTCTGCCGAGCCGCCATTGCTGCCCGGAATGGAGAGAAGCGTGCGAAGTCTCTTCAAGACTCTCTGAAACAGCTCAAGTCGGCGCTCCTTGAAGTGATGTTCAAGATGATCGAAGCTGCTTCTCGTAACTTCTCCGATGCTGTCAGTGTGTTTCTGCCCGAGGGAGAGAAGTTTGTGTTCGAGGTTCAGGGAGACTTCCGACTTCGAATCGGACTCGAACGAGACAACGAGACGCATACTGCCCTGTCAGGAAGCACCGAAGCTCGTCTTCTTGCAGCCATTGCTGCCCAGTTGGGCGGGAAAGACGATCTGATCGTTGTAGATGATCGCATGTGGGATGCAGACACTCTGGCCCGGACGATGAGTGTTCTGGAGAAAGCAGAGTCTCAGGTAATCCTGATGACAACGCTAAAGCCAAAAGGGAGAAAGAAAGCAAACTGGACATACGTCGAGATTGCTCGCACTCCTGGTCATCCCCTTGAGGTGAACTGAAAAATAGTGGTGGGGGAGGAGAAGAAAAACAGGCACATCTTCTCACTAAGGGCCCAACGCCTCGTCTCCCCCACCACCCTATTTCATTCTCCGGCTTCTTCTTCAGGCGCTGGTTCTTTAGCCGGTTCCTCTACAGGAGCGGCTTCTTCTGGTTCTGAAGCAGATTCTTCTACAGGAGCAGCTTCCTCTTCACCCATGAAGTGACAAGTGCCCAGGGAGGAAGAAACCACGATAACTCCGCCAACGAGGGCGACTTTCAAGTTGAGTTTCTCTTTCAGTTCTTTCAGTTTGCTCATTTTTACCAGTCCGTAATCAGGGTGTAGGTGAATGAGGGCGACCAAGTAGGATGGGTTTCAATCTGCTTGTGGCAAAGTGCGATAAGCTCGTCGAAATCTTTACTTCGAGCGAAGACTTGGCACCCTGCGGACCACTTATCTACTTGCGTCGAGTTTGCGCCAGCCTTGTGGATGTTGCAGCCGAAGAAACCTTCTTGGATCGTGTCTGGGTCCATGTCGAGAACGTCATCTCGGTTACCGTCACGATAGACTTTGATTTTACCGTTTCGCTGGCAGAGCGCCTCGTACTTACCTCGATGTAAGTCGAGCTTGTACACTCCCCGGTACTGGCCCGGGACGACGATTGCTGTGCCTGCTTCAGTTCCGTAAACTTCAGGGTTTTCAAGACAAAACTTCCCCGGATCAGTGGTGGCGGCCCAGTATTTCACTACCCAGGGCCCATCTTCCTCTTCTCGATATACGCAGCACAAGAAATCGTTGAACGAGTTGACGTTCTGGCTGTTTCGGATGCCGATGATGTTCAGATTATAGGCGTGGCCACCATCGAAAATACGATAGCCCAGGGATTGGACGTGTTTCAAAAGCGCAGGGATCATTGGTGTTTGATCTCCTGGACTTTCTGGAACATGAGATCGCATAGCATATCAACAGCGAATCCAATGATCTTCTCCTCCTGCCGCTCATTGAGCAGCGGGAGATTTATATGCTCGTTGATGAACTTTACAACCCAGGCTTTCTTTTTCTTCCCCGTCTTAGGGCCCGGGAAAAGATCTTCGGCCATGATGATCGCTTGCTGAAGGATTTTTCCTTTATTCTTCATGATTATGACCTCGGTGCTGGGGCAGGAGTGGGTGCAGGCGCGGGCGCAGCAGCAGGTTTCTCTGCGATTGCGGATTGGACGATGTCGAGACAACGCTTGAGTCCTTCTGGCATACCATCATCTCGGGCAATGACCTTGACGTTGTACTTAGCCGAGTTGTCAGAAGATCGAGTGTTCTCGCTCTTGGCAGAAATAGAACCATGGATCTTCACGTCAACACTAACCGGGCCCCAACCAGCTTTGACATGAGTGTCGATGGCTGCTTCATAGTCTCGGCTACTCTTCTCCGAAGTGCTGGACTTCACTTCCATCGTAAAGTCGACTTCGACCTCTTTTACTTGGAGAGAGGGAGTGTTGAGAATCGCCAGGATTGGAACATCGAGCTGATTTGTGACTTCGGTATACCCGCCGTTGCCATCGTTGACGGGCTTGGAGTAAGTGAAATCAACAGTCCGGGCTTTGAGAGCGCCACTGGAATCGGCTTCGAGACCGACGTTCTGGATAAAGTCAGCAGTGGCCTTAGCGAGTTGAACTTGCGAGTCACAAGCTGCTTTGAGTGGACCGCCAATAAGCTGATCCATGGGGAGGCCACCGAACTGGTCGGACATTTTTACGAGACCATCTGCCATTGTTCTCTCCTACGGAAGTAGTTTGATGAGTTGATTGTCGATTCGAGCATAACCTTCTGGGGGCTCTTGCCCCTTGAAAGTGATTGAAATCTTAGCAGTATTTCGCTTCTTAGCGAACCACCCATTTCCTCCAATCGAGGGATTTATCTTCAGCTTGCGATGTACGCAGCCGATGTCGGCTCCATCTTCCATGCCCTGGAGTTCGATGTCCATCTCGACCGTCATCTGTTCAATGGCGAGGGACTGTCCAGTCACCAATGTTTGCATTGGAACTTGGATGTCCTGCTCAGTCTGTTTGCCCTCAACCCAAACGGGCAAACGAACAGTCACCATCCTGGGCTTATAGATGGGAGTTCCGTCTTCCGCCTTCTCGTCCGTGGCTATCCAGTACTCTTCTTTGCGGATGTTATCGAGTTCATGCTGCTCTGCGATGTCAGTAGATTTTACTACTGCCTCTTGAATCGCTCCGACAAACTCGTCGAGAGAAAAATGTGCCATGCCTGTTCCTCGTTGAAGTCGCTAAAGTTGGGACGCGACTTCTTACTTGTTCATTTTCTTTTTGACGCTCTCACGGACAGCAGATGTCTTCTTGTGAAGACCGTGGTCAGCGTGTTGCTTTCCTTTCTTAGTCGCTTCTCGTTTTTTTCTATTTGCAGCTTTGAGCTTTTGTCGCCCCGCTTTCGTAGACTGAAGCCTTTTGATCTTATCTTTAGGCGCGTAGACCTCTCCGGTATCCCCGCTCTTTTTGCCCGAGGGGGTGGTCCATTCTTGTTTGGTCCAGGTATCCAGAGACTTTTGGGTCTTCGTCTTCGCCATTAGTTCTTGTAGCCCCCGCCCGCTTCTTTGTACTGCTTCGCGAGCATCTGAGCCTTACGGGCAGACCACTGTCCGGCTTTACCGCCCTTGCTTCCGGCTTTGATCTTCTCAAAAAGACGCTTACGCATTCCGGGTTTAGTGTAGTTCCCAGATTCGTTTACTCGGCTTTCGCCTTTTTTGTAAGCCTTCTTTGCGGCTTTCTTCCGCATTTTCTTGAGCTTAGTAGGCACTTCCGCCCTTCTTCTTGCTCTTGGCCATTGCGTTTTTCGCAGCGTCGTTTCGCATTTCTTTCAGGGACTTCTTCTTTCCCTTTTTCTTGCCTTTGCCTTTCATTGCTTTTTCCTTCGCTTCTTCTGAAAGTTCTCCCATGTGGAACAACTTCACTGAAGAGTCTGAGTGTTCTTTGCCCGAATGGAGAGACCCATCGGGCATTTTGTGAGTTTCTCCCTCGTAGAGAGTTCCGTCTTCTTTATAGTGCTGTACACCTTCAGCCATGATCTTCTCCTACCACTTCACACGATTTGCCCAGTAAGCTGCGCTCATCTTGCCTTTCTTGATGTTTTTCTGATGTCGAGACTTGAAGCTCTTACGCTTCTTCTTCATACGATCTGATTCTCCAGCCTTGGGCTTTCCTGCCGTGCTGGCTCCTTGTTCCCCGAAACGGATCAACTTGGTCTTATCACCTTCTTTGGCCATGACCATGTGACTCTTTTTCGGGTGGTCCGGAGTTCTCTTGGGCTTGTTGAACCCCTTGAGATTGTGCTTCTTGATGGCATTTTTGGCTGCCTTCATTCGACTTTCTTTCATGCTCATTCGACTGCCTTCAGTACTCTCTCGAAGAGTTCTTCGTACTTCCTCGTCATCTTAGTGAGTTGTACGCCCATCTTCTTGTTCTGATAGATGAGATAAAAGATAAACATGCCGGTAATACCGAGATCAATGAGTTGTGCGATGAACTCGGATTCCACCTAAACCTCCATAAGAAGCGCAATAGCCTGAACTAAGACTACAGCCGCGACGATTACACCTTGGGCTTTATGGAGTTCTTTCTTGATGCCTTGAATATCCTGGCGAATCGCAGACACTTCTTCCTCTACCGTGTCTACTCGTTGGCCCAACACGGCTACATCAGTCTCCAGTTTTCGCACACGTTGTTCCATAAATCACTCCTACAGTTTGCCCCGCAGATACCAGAATTTTTCTTCAGATGACGCTTCCGTAAATGAACAGATGTCATGGTACTGCATTTCGAATTCAATCTCGTTTGGCTTCGCTGCAAGTAAATCATTCACACGATTGAATGTGGCTTCGATCAGGACAAAACTTGAGTATTTGCTTGCTTTAGAAGTAGTGCCCATCGAAACTCCCCAAAGTTCCCGGGCTTCGACTGCTGCTGTGATTTCATCTGCTGCTGCACTGCTTCCAGCATCGAACATGATCATATCCATGGGTTACTCCGGACTAAAAGCTTCACGATTCGAGAGCGGTTGTATAAGGTAGCGCAGAGATTTGCACCTTACGGAAAAGATGTTCCCGTTGGAATTGTTCTGTGCGCCAAAAGCTATCGCGATGTGAACATATCGATCATTCGCTCCAGTAAATTGATGGGCGCTACCACTGTTGGAGCCCTGAGTTGGACCGAGAAAACGAGCGCGAGGGTTTGTCGTTGAGTACGAACCTCCAGAAATCCAACATCGGTCAGAGCTGTTTCGGCTTGTAGCACCAAAGGTAGCTTGAAAGATAACGCAATTGTGATCGACGGTACGTTGCGGATTGAATTGACACTTCCAAGTTGCGCCCCCAGACGATGACTGAGCGTTTCCAGTCAAGTAGCCGGATTTGTATAAATTGGCGTTCGTAGTAGACGTGGGGTCGTTGTTGAAGTTCTTGAAACACCTTGCGAAAACATACCCACTCGTCTGATGTGGCAGTCCTGGAGACCCACTCTGATCCGAAGCATAATGACAGAAGCCGACATAGACCTGCCCATTTTGGCCGTAACCATTATCAGACTCATTCCCCACGGGGCCAGTGATGGGAGTATCGTCCATCAGCAGTTCGACTTTGATCGAAAACTGTTCAGGGTAAACCTCATTTGCGCTAACGCCAGAAGGCTCGGCAAGACCGCACTCCTCATAGGGTTTGAGGTAAGTTTTCAGAATATAGAAAGTGCCTCTGTTAGTGCCGGGTCCGATCTGCTTATTGATGCCATCATTGGTCATGTTGTAGGTGAGAACACCGCCTGCGCTGCTAAGGGTTCCGTCTCCTCCACCCAGTCCGTCTTGCCTTTGCCAAAGACTGCTGTCATGAATGTCGACTGTAGTCCAATCGCGATAAGGATTACCGCCACCACCACCGCCGCCCCCAGCTTCTGGCTTAGGAAAGGTTCTCGTGGATGTGCTTGAAGGAGATGTTCTTGCCATTATGACTTCCTCATAGATTTTCTTTTATTCGCTCGAATCGACATTGAGATCTTCTTCTTGATTTCTTTTATATCAGACCTGTCATCGTCCCAGTAGTTCTCATTGTCTTTTGCCTTCTGAACGACTACTCGACCCCCATTCTTAGAATGCCCACTGGGAGAGTGAAGCTCTTTGCCATCTCCCTTTTTGACCCGACCTTCTTTTTCTGCTTTTCTTCTCTGACGGTTCCTGTCGTTCTTCTTTCGGACAGCTTCCGGATCTTTCTTCTGCTGCTTGTATTCACAAGCGTAATCTCTTTTTTTTGACCCATTATGACTTGGGCAACTACTGGAACCATTCATTGCATGAACTCCCCAGTAAGAGGATTACGGTATCTTTTAGGAAGTTGAGTTCTTTGAATCTCGGTCTGAGGACGAGCTTGAGGAGTAGGCTCAGGCTGAGATTGCATTGTCGGCTCTTCTGCCCGGGGGGTGGGAGTCGTGGGAGTCGTGGGAGTCGGAGTTGCTGTCGTAGGAGCGGGTTCCGCAGCTTGCGGTTTAGGACGTTGTCCGGGTCGGACATTAGGGATTCCCATAGATCGAGCAATCCGTCGATTGTATTCTTCGTCTGAGATAATCCCCCTTTCTCTCATCTCAGCCAGCCGTCCCATTGATCCTCGGGATTGAGACATTCTGTTTGCGAGGTCTTCTGCTGTTTCGTATTGGCCTAACTGTTCAGCCAGTTTCCTCTTCTCTTCTATCGAAAGATCTGAGACACCCTCGGACACAAAATCCTTTCCAAAGATGGCTCCTCCGGCCCGGGGGAGTAGACCTGCTGGGGTGTTCTCCGGTGTCAGATAGACTTCGGAGAGGCCAGTCCTCGTGCCTGTTCCCATCAGTTTGATCGCTGCTTCGTCAATCGATCCGCCTGTTCGGAGCACAGCGTCTAATAAATCAGCGTCTGACTCGTAGACATCGGCCAACATGTTCTGACGCCCTCGACGAAAAGGGGCTCCGCCATCTATTCCTCGAAGTTCTGCAAGAGCGTCTTCCCGACTTCGTCGGGCATCTTCTTCTGATCCCGTGATGAGAACCCGCTGGAGAGGAAACGCATTGCGTAGGTCGGAGGCGTAGGCGAGAGGATCGGGCAAAGGCTCGTCTACTCGCCGTCCGAAAGAAGTTTGAAGATTACTCTCAGGCTCGTAGTTCTTGCCTGCCACTACTCGAAAGGCGAACGTATCCGGCTGAAAAGGATCCTTTCCTTGGAGGATTTGCTGAACGTCAGATTGTGTGATCTCATCATAAGCGGGAAAGACATCCCATACACGAGAAGGGCGAAACTGGGCAAGAAAAGCTCTCCTCTGTGCAACATCCGTAGGCAGACCGGAAAAGTCCATGCCTGTCTTGCTTCCGTACATATACAGAGCCGCAAGATCTTTTAGCTGGCTTTCCGTGAGAAACGAGTGTTCTCCCTCGGGGAGAGCCATTCGGGTATCCGGACCTCGAATGACTCTCCCGAGAGCGTCTACGTTGCTCGGCCTCTCTGCCATTGTCCCCCCTTAGTTGGCGGGCTCAATGTCAATCTGGACAGCAATTACATGGTCGGTATTAGCATCACTCGTCGCTACTGCAACGTACAGGATCCCTGTGTTTCGGTTTCCTGTTGTCGTAGGGACCGCTGGAATCTCATAAAAGATTCCGGGATCTTCCTCTTGATCAAGAGGATCTGCCGTAGCCCCGTAAACGAGTGTTGCTCCGAAGGAGCCAGAGCCCCCATCGTTCTCTCGAACTTCGAGAGCAACTGTGGGAGTTCCGGTTCCGGCTGTAATGTCCGCCCGAACTCGTCGGATCCAACCTCGAATCGGAACGTTCGTCGCTGTGCCCTGAATCATTGCATTACCTACAGAGGTAATGTTCCCTGAGTCAGCCACAGTTCCGGGCGTTACCCGAATCCAGGTTTTTTTGCTTACTGGTCCAGCCATCAGATCCCCTACGAGTCCGTAACGATGCCACCAATCCGGAGGTCGATGAAAAGAACGCCATTAGTTCCGTCTGATACCAAACACACACCGACAATCCTGTCGAGGGTTCCAGCCGAAGCTCCGTAAGATCCATCATCCTGGAGGTAGACAGGGTTTCCAGCACCGATAGCTCCGGTATTCAAACCACTAAGGATTGCCCAAGGAAGGACAACTCCATATTTTCCAGCAGGCACTACATGCTTCGTGATGAACAGCGGAACGCCACCATTCGCAGGACTGGCAGCGTTCACGTTGGTAGCCGTCATGTTCAACGATTGCCCTGTAGGTGCTCCGGCAGCGACTTTCACAAGCGTGTTTGCTGCGATGTCTCCTCCGGTCCCATTGAACATCAAGATTCCTTCAGCATACGGGATATTCCGGGCAGGCTGAATAGATTTCTGCTTCATGACTGGCATTGTTTACTCTCCTAATGCGTGAGTCTTCTCAAACTATCTTCAGTGAGGACTCCTGTTCTTCACAGGAGTTATTGGAATCTTACTGTGTACGAGATCATTTGTCGAGGATGCTTCTTATTCCTCCATGTCCATTCTTCTCATTCCTCTTTGCTCGACCTTTCTCTTGAGAGTTTCTCCGAGACCCTCGATTCTCTGACCTCGGTATGGCTCAAATGTCGGAGGAGTCGTCTTCAAGAAGTCAGTAAACTCCTTCCTGATGTCTCGCATTCGTCCATCTACTTCTTGGTTGATGTTGAAAGGAGACTCTCGCATAAAGCCCGTCAATCGCTTGGTCGCCGCGATGAATCCCCTTCGGAATCCTTGTTCCCACTCCGGAGTTGTCGTCGCTCCGATCCAGGCAGTTGCCTGAGTAGATCCGATAGGAAGCATCCGCCATGCTATGTAAGTGCCAATCGGAACTCGACTTCTGCCTGTTTCCGGATCCTCATCAAGCTGAGAGCTAAGGCCCGGGATGTTGCGCCAGACGGTTTCTTCTTCTGGGCTGATGCTCCGAAATGATCCTCGAATTTCATAGTCCAGATCTGCATTCATCGTTGAGAGCAGAGCACGCATTCCCATCTCTAAGGGAGGAGCCGCTGCCCCGAGGATAGGCTCAAAGAATCGAGCACCAACATCACCTGGAGACTGGAATCCTCCCTCATAAGAAGTTCCTGGAATCTTCCCAAGCACCATTCCCAGCCCAGTGATTAGAGCAGTAGTCATGTCAAACATGTCCATGCCTGTGTGCTGGGGGGCAAGGATCATAGAGTGCGTATAGTCTTTTCCAGTAATCTCTTTGTACCGTTGACGACGGACTGCATCGAATGGAATCACTCCGAACTTCGGTCGAGTGTCTGCCCAGGAGGGATAAAGCTCCCGAGCTACAGCATCGACTTTCTCGTTCATCGACATGCCTTCGTAGTTGTTTTCCTGGTAGAAAAAGTTTGGAAGGTTGGGGAAGATAAGCAAGTTCTGTCGGAGTCGAGCCAATCGAGTGTCGCCCGTCAGGGCTTTTCGAGCCAACTCAGAGTTATTGCGAACGAAAGGCTCAAGAAGAGTCGAGCCCATCTGCTTCATAGACAAGCGGTAGAATCGCCAGAAGGGAACAAAGCGAGTCATGATCATCGCCTCTCGTTCCGAGATTCCGTGCTTCCAATCATAGAGAGCGCGGTCTACTGTCTTCTTGGCCTCTTGTCGGGTCATTCCTCGTTGAAGGCTGTCGAGGTACAGACCCATTCGCTGACGATCTTGGACCATCGAAGCATGGTTGTAGATAAGTCCCTGCCACTCTTTGAAGAAATCAGGCATCGACTTCTCACCCTGGGCTGCTGCCCGGGAGAAGGCGTCAAGAAGTTCTTCTCGGACGAATGTATCGTTGATTCCATCTTCCAGGGCAAAGCGACGAGCCTGATCAAACGTGATCACATCTCCGTTCTTTGTGATGAACTGTCCCTGCTCTCCTTTGTAGATTCGAGCGAGATGAGGGTTCAAGAACGTGTCGACCATGCCCGGGAGGGCGATTCCTTTTCCGGACTTTCCTGCAACTCGCTCTGCCATAAACAGTGCTTTCTCTTGCAGCCCTCGTCCGAAGAATGGGATGTTCGTCATCGAGTTGACGAAACTCAGTGATCCTGCTCGGGCCAGACCGACTTCCTGCCACATCTGCACGAAGTCACCGAACATGTTGTTTGTCCAGTACCGAGGGTTGGGAGCAAGAAGACCCGTAACCGCAGACCCCTTCCAGAGTCTTAGATAGTCATCGACCAGGCCCAAGGCTGTGTTCGTCTTAGTCTGTCGAGGAAAGGGCTCAAACTCTTTTGCGATCTTGCCCGCAAGCACATCCAGAGATCGGATCATGTTTTCGGGAGCGTAAGAGCCTTCTCCGATTTCTACAAGCTTCTTCGACTCGGCTCCCGTTGCTGAAGATCGAATCGGCCTTCCGAGTGCAGCTTTGTAGGTTTTCTCTGTGAATGGAATCCCCATGCGATTCAGATTCTGGATTGCTCCTTCGAGGTTTTCAATGTTCGTGAAGTCCTCTCCCATAAGAAGACGATTGATGTCTGCCGCTTCTTCTGGGCTGAACATTCCGAAAGACTTTGTCATTCGGTGTTTTAGTGTACTAATCGAAGCGGAGGTCACAAAGCCCGAGCTGGCAAACGCATAAGCGCGAGCTACGTCGTACTCGGTGTTTTCGACTATTGCATAAGTCGCTTTCCGCATTTTTTCTGCAAAGCCCACATCGATGACTTCGCCTAAAGCGTTCGTTGAAGGACCAAATGCTGGAGACTCTTCCAGATATTTCTTAGCTAATCCCATCAAGAGAGGACCAACTTCTTTCGCAACAGCAGTTACCTCTCCTCGTGGAATCCACATTCGAGAGACAGAAACCAGACTTATGGGAGCGCCTGAGATTGCTGAGACAGGTTTGAATCCTTCTGCTGCCATCTCATCCGTGAGACGGGCAACCGCGTCTTTCATCTCATCGAGGAACTCTTCGGTAAGTCCTTCTGCAAGCTTACCCTTACTTTTTAGGTTTTCGATCCGAGCAGCAAGACTGTCTTCTAACTTTTGGATTTCTAAAGAACGAGCACTCTCCATTCGAGCCATTCGAGCCTGCTCGACTGGATCGATTCGAGTGTCTGCCAAGATTCCAAGCTTTCCTTTCTGGTAAGGAGTGCCCATTCCGCTGGCTACAGACCAGCGAGAGATGCCAGTAGGAAGCTGGAGTTCTCCCTGGTAATCCAAGATCGCACTGAGTTTTTCTTCCGCAGTTTCTCCAAAACCGTCTGCTTTGGCCCACTGGAGAAGTTCCTGCTTACCCTCATCGAGTAGCAACTCTGTCTGCTTGTATGCTTCTTCGAGTTGATCTCCGACAAGTCCAATACGATCTTTGACGTTGAATCCTGGGACCATTCCGGAGGCTTCTTCGAATCCATTTGCCAGACTTCTTCCGAATCCCTTCGTTACACGAAGAATCAGTCCTCTTTTCTTCTCAAGTCCGATGTCTCGCCAAGCTTCATTGACTGCTCGTCCCCAAGCAACATCATCAGTAAACAGCTTCTGAGCCTGTCCTGTTCGGATTAGGTTCTGGATTTCTTCCTGTAAAGCAGACGCTTCTTGAAGATTGAGAGTGACTTCAGATCCTGCTTCTTCAACTTTCTTGAGTAGGGCTCGGAGAGGAGCCGAAGTCTTTGTAATCTTGGCCAGGTTTTCTGGACCCCCCAACTCATTGGCCAATCCCTTCATGAGTTTATCTGTATCGACCAGTACAGTTGCTTGTTCGCCTCCCTTGCCCGGGATGAGCTTTGTCGCAGACTTCATCAAGGTTCGATATGCGCGAGCTACTTTGCCCTCGTCGAGTTTAGTTCCGAAGCTTCTTACTGCGTTCCAGTCTGCATCTGCGATTGCCTTTACGCTCTTCGCAAGCTGTTTGGGAGTCTTGAATCCGACAACTCCGAGGTTCTCAAGTCCAGCTTTGTGCAGGTTTTCCAGGCCAGAAGCGACATCATCAATGCTCTTCGCATAGATCTCTCGCATAAGAGCCCGTTGGGTTGCTCTCTGTTCTGCTCGAAAAGTTTCTTGTCCTTTCTTGGCGAACTGCCGGGACAACTTTTCAAAGTCTTTCTGAGAAACTCCCGCGTTTTTCGTGGCTTCTCCGTATTTCTTAGAGGCTTCTGCAAGCTTAGTTTCTGCTTTCTGGAACCGCTTTACTCTATCGGCAGCGCCTCCAAGACGAAGATGCGCCGCTCTCTCAGTGCCCGCGTTTTGTAGCTTACGCAACTCAAGGATCTGTTCCATCAGTCCGCCTTCAGCGGCGACTGTTTTATGGATTGCTTCGAACTCCTTGATTTTTGCTCGGAGATTTCGGGCCCCAGACTCAGCGATCCGGAACGGATGAACGTACTCTTCCAGTTCTCCGCCCTTGCCTTTGAACTGGAGAATGATTTGGTTGTCATTGCCCTTAGACAATCTTCCAGACTTGGGGCCTCGAATGCGGATTCCCTCTACTGTACGGAGAACAGATCCGCCTTTAGGAGTCGGAAGTCGAACTTTCTGCCCATAGACAGGAATCGAAAAAGGTTCTGACTTCGCAGTGACTGCCTGGGAAAGTTTGTTGCCTTTTGTAGACAAGACTTCCCATCCTACTCTGAGTTTTCCTCCTCTCCTTCGGGCTTCTTCTACTCCTAAGAAACCTTCTTGGAGAGTGTTGAGCATCGTTCCGAGTTCACTGGCTTGTTGGTCGTAGTCTGAGAGGAGTTTCTTGTATTCCTTGCTGTCGCGGATTGCCTTTTCTCGTTTCTTAGCCTGAGCGCCCATCTGCTCTAAGCGTCTTGCGGCTCGCTCATCAATCGGAACTCCCCCCTCCGTTCGAATCTTTGCGGCATCTTCCGCAGACAGGCCGAGGGCTTCGAGAAAAAGATTCTTCTCTCCTTCCACGAGTTCTTTTTCTACATAAGATGCCCAAAGTTCATGCTCGGCAACTCTCGCTTCTTGGAGTTCGACCATTGCTTTTTGTTCAGCAGTCGTCGCGTTTTCCGCAAACTCATCGAGTTCCCTACGAAGCCTTTCTGCCTCTGCCCGGGCCTCTCCTGCGGTTTCATACATGTCGTCGTAGCCTTTTAGGCCACTCCCCGAAGCTCGTCGGGTAGCAGACATCTGCTGAAACCGAGTGACTGCTGGCGTATTTACCGCCAACATTAGAGCCCGATCGTAGTCATCGAGTGCTCGTTGAGCTTGCGACATCGACAAACCGTCGTCGAACTGTTGTTGGAGTCTCCTCAGTCGATCTGCTGCTTTTCGAGTGCGACGCCCCGCTTGGGCAAGTTTTGCTCCTTTTCCGACCGCACCGAATGGCATAAAGGCGAGGCTAAAGATGTCGGGCTCTAAGACGATCAGGCCGAGAGTTCCGATTCCTGCGACCGATTTAGCAAAAGTGCTTGTATCTCCTCCTGCTTCTACTCCATCAATCCTTCGGGCAATATCACCAATGTGTTGAGTGATCTCGTCTCCGGCTCGAATAGCCTCAACCCACTCTTCGCTTCCAATCTCATGTCCCCCAAAGATCTTAGGGGTAAAGAAAGTTGAAGGGGCAATCCGACCGAATCGAGAAATAAGTCCTTCTGAAGACATGGTGACTGGGTTCACTACAGGATTCATTCTTCCTGTCATAGTGCCGTAAGCACTGCCCGGGACTTGGGCTCCGATCGCTCCGTATGTAGTAGGAGCCATGATTGCTCGAATGAACTTGGTCCCAAATGCTCCGTCTGCAATGTCTTGTGTAATGTCACGATCAAAAGCATCTGTGTAGAACATCCGACCACCGGAGTTCATAAACACGGCCATGGAGTTCAAGGCTCGCTCATCGATCATTCTGTTGAGTTCTTGCGTTTCTTCCTGGGACAGATCAGCCAGAGTCCGTCCTTCTTGTAGAAGATCTTCAGTAAACTGGGTTGCCCATGCCTCACGAGTTTCTCGGAACATTTTGTTCGTGTCAAGGACAATGTCCCCTCGGATCTCCCGAGAGTTCAACGGAATCTGCGAGACCATTGCTTTCTGGATCGCACTTTCTGGAGAAAGCTGCCGAGAGACCTGAGCCTCTAAAGCTTTTTCTCCAAACCAAGAAGCGCCTCCTCGGTTTCGCGCAGAAGCTCTTCCTGCTCGCCAAACAGTGTTTGTATCTTTGGCTTCCTCGGAAGTAAGGAGGCCCTCTGTTACCAGCCGATTGATCTCGATAGGAGATGGTTGCCAGCCTTGAGGCGCATTGTTGGACTGAAGATAGACATCCGGAGACTCGCGTTCTTGTTCTTCTGGTGTACTCCAAGGCGCATCCAAAGGAACAGCCGTAGTCGCTATAGTTGATTGAAGAGGAGCGTAGATTTGTGGCTGACTCGTACCTTCGGCTCGGGCTTTTTTCTTTGCCCGGGAGATGTCGATTTGCTGTTGAACAACAGGGCTACGATCTTGAATCGCCCTTCGAGCATCAAACCCTAAATAAGAAGCAGGATCGATCTCCTCCCCTGGACGGGTTCCAAGTGCCAAAGCAGCGGCCCGGTCCTGGACCGTAGGTGCCCGGGGGGGTTGAAAAGAGATAACTTCTTCCTCTTCTTCTTGAGGCTTGGGCGTCTCTTCTTCTCGTTCTTCCGAGAGGACAAGACTCTGCTGCTCTGGAGTTGCCATGCTTTGTCCCTCTTACAACCGTCCGGGCACTGAGTTTCCAGCAAATGCTCTTTGTTCAGCACTTTCCATAACTGCTTTGATTTTCTTCTGAGCTTCTGAGGCTCTATTTGCTTGCGCGACACCTCCGACTCCGGCTTGTCCAAGACCCGGAACAGATGCTGCTCCCGCACTGACGGGCACACGAGAAGTTGCTGGCATTATGCCTGCCGCAGCTTCTTCATAGTTTTCCCCTCCCGGCTGGTTTTCTGATTGATTTAGAAACTCTCTTCTCTCGGCTCTATCTCGGACAGCTTGTCGAGTTCTTCCTCGAACATCTCTTCGAGCTTCTTGCGGAGTTTGCTGTCCTTCCGGCCCTCCTGGGTTCGCACCCAATTGGATTCCTTCTCGAAGAGTACCCCCTCCTCGGCGGATCTGTTGTTGTGGAGGTCGAGCCTCTTCTCGCTCTTCCTCTTTCGGTTTTGCTTGAGCCTCTTGGGCGGCTCCCTCGGACCGCTCAGATCCTTGAGTAGGTCTTTCCGACGGTGGAGGTTCTGGCGATCCTTCTGGCTCTTCTGATGGTTCTTCGGATACTGCAAGAGCGTCTTCTAAAGATATATCGGATTCGCCTCCTCCTCCCCGCGCTTGCATAATCGCTTGATTTCTTGCGCCTGTTGGAGTCGGAGAAGCAGACTCGTCAAAGTTGCTCGTTCTCTGGGTTCGACGTTGGTCAAACTCTTCTCCCAATCGCATCCGATCTTCTACAGACATCGGATCCGCTATGTCATCCTCTCCGAGAGCAGCGAACTCCGCCTCCTCCTGCTCAGGAGAGCCAACGGCTCCAAAGAGGTCAGTCTCGTTAGTAATCTGGCCAGGAGTTCCGTCATTCTTTTTCTCTTCGCCGTCGCCGTCGCCGTCGTCGCCAGCGCCAGCGCCAGCGTCTCTTCGGATTCCCAATCGGTCTCGTGCTCTATCTACTGCGCCTTGAGCACGTTCAGGGATTGCTTCTCCAAATGCTTTTTCAAGAATCGCGTAATAGGGTCCAGGCTGGTCGGCAGTTACTCGAATCTCGCGACCTCTTCGCATGAAGCGAACTGTCCCGTCGGGATCAAGCGTGTAGTTGAACACACCATCTGTTCCAGTTCTGGGCTCTCCTGCTTCTGGCATTTCTTCTGCCGCTTGTTCCATACGAGCCAATCCGCCTGCTCGACCACGAGAAGTCGGAAGAAGACCCCCTCCTTCGGCAAAGGCTCGCCCAAGTTCGGCCTGTTGGCCCGGGGTGAACTCGCGATCTGCGGTCTCCCCTTCTGCTTCTGCTCCGGGAGCGGCAGCTTCGGGAGTTGGAGGAGTGTACTCGACGAGTTCTCCTTCCTGTCCTTCTCCCGGTTGGAAGAGCTTGCCCTCTTGTCCGGGTTGTACGAAGAGACCAGATTGCCCAATGGGGAGTGGTTGTCCTTGGGAATCAGCCATACGTTGCATGGCGCTTACCGTTCCCTCGGATGGAAGATCCGGAGAACGAGGAGCAGTTTCTTCGCGTCGAGCCTCTGCGGGCTCGGGTGGTGCTTCTACTCCAGTTTGGACTTCTTGCTCTACCTGATCGACTCCTTGTTGTACAGCTTCCTGTACAGCTTCTGGGGTTTGAGGGAGAGTCTGCCGATCTTCTGTTCGTGCCTGCTCAACACTTGTCCCTTCCATACGAGACTTGAGTTTTGAGTAGTCATCATGGTTCATGATGCGAGTCACCAAGGCTTTTACCCAACGTCCCACAGTGCCCGCAGGTTGTCCTTGATTTAGGATTCGGTACGAATCAAGAAGATCGTCTTGGCGTCTTTGCTCTCCGACCTCTCCCTCGTAATTTTGCGTAACTCGGCGAAGAACTTCTCGGGGAGGTCCGGAATATCCAAGCTTTTCAGCAGCTTCCATAAATGCAGGACTGGCGAGGATGTCTGCGACATGTTGGACATCTGACTTCCAGTAGTCAACGCCCTCGGGGAGCTTGATCATGTCGTTGACGATCTCTCGCATCTTCTTTGAAGCTTCTGTTTCGGGTAAACCTTCTACCCGCTCAAGACCGACAGCCTGACGAAGTGCTGCGTCGTCTTCTCCGAGAACCGCACTCTGGATTTTTTCGAGAAACGCTCTTTGTGCTCCAGTCATTCCTCCGTACTGAGAGAGAAGCTCATTCGTAGCTGCCTGAACTCGACGGTTTGCTCGATCGAGATTCTGGAGATTTTGCTGAACATCAGTGCCTACTTCATCAAACACTCTTCCCAAGACAGCTTGTTTCGTGGGATCGTTTCTTGTGTTTGTGATCAGGATCTCTTGGAGATCATTCGCTGCGTAGCCTGACTCGTCTGCCACATAAGAAAGAATCGCTGCTCGCTCTTTTGCAGTCGAGGTATTTTGGAGTCCATCATAGACAACGTTGGCCAAGGCTAATGGGTCAGACTGTTGCATCCCGAGGATCTCTCGAACTTCACCCTGGAGTGCTGGGAACTTCGCAAGATCATCTCCATAGATGTTGTCCTGAGCAGCAGACCTTTCTGCGATAGAGTCGTCGACAATATCACCCAGTTCGGTGACTTTGCTTCTGTTTACTCCTGATCTGCCTGCTACATCATCCCCATACAGTTTGAAGACGGCCTCAATGATTGGCGACATCTGAGGAGCAGTCGCCTTAGCGATGTCATCAGCGGCATCGTTGATTGCTTGGAGGTATCCAAGCGCGGCTTCTTGCCGTTCTCGAAGATCGGGCGCTGTCTCAAGAGTTAGACCTTCTGCTCCCAGACGACGGGCGGTCTGGTAATCGCGATACTGATCTTGATCTTGCTTACGCTCATCAAGCATTTTAGCGAGTTCTGGATTGTCCTGTGCAATCCGGTACAGCACAGCGAGGTTTCTGTCGTGTTCAGCCATGACGTTTCCTACAGCAAGTGAGATTGAGCTTCAATCAGGACAGGATTTTCCTGTCCCATCTTCTTACCTCGTCGAGCGAAATAACGAAAGAGAGGACGGAGGGGGATCTTTGCCCAGGGGTTATGGCAGAGCCAGATTGCGATTCCAGGTCCGCGTTTGATGTAAAAAGAGCGGAACCACTTTGGAGCACCGAACAAGATGTAGGTTCGACAATCTCTCCACTGCCCGGGGAGGACTTCACGAGCAACCCAGCACATTGCCATCATAAGCTGGGCAATCGCAGCGGCACTGCCTGCTCCACTCTGCTCACCGGAAGCGCCCCCTGCCACCGCTTGCCCGCCTCCTTTGATGAGGTTGCTGACAAACTCGTTTGCTTCTTTACGCTGCTCGTTCAAAGCATCCATGGTTTCGCGTCGTCTGGCTTCAGCGATCTGGGCGGCTTGAGCATTGATCGCAGTCTGCGCTCCGGCTCCAGCCTCGGCTGCTCCTTCGGCTGCTCCCATGAGAGCTTTGGTCGCTGCTCCGCCCATCATTCCAGGCGTTGCTCCTACCATCTCTGCTACATCTCCTACCGCAGCAGCCGCTTGCTGTTGAGCAGCATCTCCGGCTCCTCGCATGGCTTGGCTCTTCTCGGCTTGGCTTGGACCAAGGGTTCCTGCTTCCATCGCATCGGTAGATTTTCGAAGGGCTTTGTTGTACCTGGCCTTAGAACGAAAACCAGAAAAAACGTTGTCTCCGACTTTGTCTAAAAAACTATCTGCCATGATAATCTCCTACTTGAACACTACATAATTCATACTTCGAACTCGAACTCGACAGATCGTATTCGAACTGGCATCAGGAAAGTATCGAGTTCCGCCCGCGTGGCTTCCAGGATCCACTGCGATTCGCAGACTCGCACTGTTCCACCCTTCTGACAATCCAGTGGCCAGATAGTGGCCTGCCCAGTGGCGATCCCATCCTCCTCTTGCATCATTCGCATGGAATCCTCTTGTGGGAACCGTCAAAATCTTTCTCGCAATCCTTCCTCCATTCACGAAAAGTCGGATACGAGCGGGTAGATGATTCGCAGCGTGTCCTGCTCCTCCGTCAGCCAGATCTTTTTGTTCAGCAGAGACGAATGTTTGCCAGGAGAACAAGACAAAAGACGGAGTAGCAGGAAGATAAAACTCTACAGAAGCTCCTGGAATCACTTGATACAACGGATTCATCTTGGCTTTGTCGGCAACACTTCCCATGTCATCCGTTAGATTCCAGCCTGGGAAGAGTTCACCAAAGTAGTCGAGATTTAGAGTTCCCCCTTCTGTTTTTCCTTGAGTAAGGGCACCTCGTTGGATGTGAGTTCGGTTGATCTTCCAAGCAGAACTTCGATTAGCATCGTCTAAGTGACCGTTTATGATCTCGGCAGAAGTCGTACCTGTCGCCGTAGGATTGTAGAAGTTCTGCTCAACCGCCGTTCCGTTTGAGGTTCCGGCTCCGATTGTTGGGATAGTAACGTCTGCCATGAATCCTCCTATGTCCGAGTTGATTGTAGAATGATCGCGGTCAAAGATCGAGACAGAAGAGTGGCTGTGACAACTCCAGCACCTCCTCCATTCCAGACAGCGATTTGAACTCGAACTTTGCTAATCGTGTTTCCTGAAACATCAGAAGCATGAATACAAGTTCGGATAGGAACTTTTACGTTGATTGCTCGACCCTTCGAAGCCGCATCTCCTCCGAAAATCTGTGCAGAGATGTACCGTTCTGTTCGTCCGATTGTCTGCCAAGAGGAGCCATTGTACGCTTGGATTCTAAAAGCCACGCCGTCGAGATCATTGTAGCTGCTGGCCGATCGACGAATGTATTGAACATACATATCGGCAAGAACAAACACTGCTTGAGCTTGTCCCGTAGAGAGATTGTACGTTGCTCCAAAATCAATCTCTAAAGCTGTTCCTCCTCCAGTTTCTCCATTAGAGTCGACGACAGCGTAGGAACTCGGCCAAAGAGAGTTGGTAGTTGTGTACTGCCCGCCTGCGTTTTGAGAGATTTCAGATCGAAAAAGAACAAGAGAGGGCAAGTGGTGCTCATTCAGAGCACCGGGAGCCAAGGCATCAGATTCTACATCGTTGATTGCAACTTGCAGAGATCCTGCTCCAGTACTGAATCGGTTGTTCAAAGACCCTGTAGTAAAGAGTTCTTGAGTGTCGATAGGATCGAAAGAAATCTCAGCCATTCTATCTCCTCATCTCTAAAGCCATCAGTTCTCGGCTATTCACATAGAACCCTTCTGGGGATTCGTCCTGATTCGTAGTTCCCTTTTCTAAGACAACTCCAGTCGTTCGGGCGACCAGTTCTACTGTGTGCTGACCGGCTGCGATGGGGAAAGCAATGCTCGTCACAATAGGCATCATAGGCTGCTTCATTCCAGCCGGACGATCATTGTCGACTTCTGCTCCTCCGATAATAGACTCCGGAATCACATAGTTATCGATCCGGATAGCCACTTGGATTCGAACAAAATAGTTGCTGTTCCAAATAGTTCCAGTGTTAGAGGGAAGCCCAGTCCCACTCGATGCTGCTGCCTGGTTTATTTGGACAGACCCGTGTATCCAGAGCAAACAGCCCGGAGAGGTAAAGTTTAGCGTGCAGTCGTCAATCGCAGTCCAAACAGGACGGGCCGAAACCAGTTGATCCTTCGGGCTTCCTCCAGTGATTGGAGTAGGCCAGGGGTCCATTTGCTGTGAGTGGGCTCCGGAAGAGTGCCAACAGTATGCAGCATCTTTTTCTAAAGAAGTCGTCGCAGAGATCGCTCCTTCTTTCCAGTTATGCTCATTGAGCTGTCCTCCAAGTTCGTCTGCGAACTCTCTGAAGTTCGCATTTACGTCTTCGAGATCAATGACTTGGTTGTTCTTCACTGGGTATTTAGGAAACTTCCAACTCATTTTGGGTAACTCCTGAAGGTGTCGGGATGGGGAACCTCGTCGAAAGACATTCCAATAAAGTCCCAACAACCTGGGTTTGTACCCGCAGCTTCAAGTGTAATCTTTAGACGAAACACTTCGCAAGACGGAATCGCAATATCAACTCGTGTCCAGTAGGGACGACGCTTCTCCCATACCCAATCATTTCCTTCTGGGTCTGTGCCTCCATAAACGGCATCTCCCCAGAAGGGTGGAATGTCATCTGTTGGATAGAGTTTCGCAGTCTCTGTATAGACAACTTTAGATTTCCAATCTCTTTGGATTTCGATATTTAGAGTGCCCGAAGACATCTCTCTAAACCACAAGTAGAGAGAAGTCGGACTTCCTCGTTTGCCTCCGAATCCAGAGCGAAGCCAGCATGTCTGAATCAGAGCAGGACGAGGAGTCGGTGTCCATGATTGTACTTGGTGGTCAAGAAGCCACAACCCTTCAGCTTCGGCTCCTCCACTGATCGTAGCTTTCCCCGCAGTCAGCATGTAGGCGCGATGGTCCTGAGTCACGCAAACATCTGCTGCTTTCACATCGGTGCGACGTGTCCAACCTCCCCCGTCATACTCCCAACATACATCGTTTGAAAGCGACCCTTCCATTGGAACCCAGCATCGGTACTTCTGCTCTCGAACGTCAACAGCCGCACAGGACTGAAGAGCCCGAGAGCGATTGATCTTTCGAAGCTCGGAAGAGATTGCACTGGAAACTACTTGAACGGTAAGTCCGTCTCCGGCTCCTGTACAAGAGTAAAACCCTTCCCGACCAAGCCAGATCGCTTGTCCGTTGGGCATCGTCTTGATGGATGAAGGAGCAACACATCCAATCGTAGGATGGAGTGTTTTAGTCTGGAAGCCATCTCCAGAAAACGAGATCACGATGAGAAACGTTGTATTCTCCGTAAATACCAAAAGACCATCTTGGATCTGGCACATGCCTGTGATTTCTGCCCCTCGGGGATCTGGATAGATCTCTTCGTTTTCGAGGAACGTTCCCCATCTACCGGGCATAGAGGGGTGCAACTTACCCGGTTCATCCGTAAAGTTAGCAGCCCACCCTCTTCCAAAAGCCAACGTGTAAAGCTTGAATGGCGTGACAGCGACTGGCTCCTTAGGCTCTACGATTAGGAGCGAATCAGGAATGTTGTCTGGGAATCCAGTACCTACATTGTCTGGCATCGTAGAAGAAGAGAGAAACCCGCCTGCAAAGTAGTTTCTCATTTCAAAGAGTCGGAGAGTTCCTGAGTTTAGAACATCGCGAGTTCTACACAAGATTCGTCCAACAGTTCCTATCGGACCCTGATCAATTCCGGTCCAGAAGATTAGTTTTAGCTTTTCGTCGACCGAAACACTGCCATCACCAGCAGGGTCTCCTTTTTGTGCTGGAATAATGACGATACTACTTCTGCCTGAAAGAGGAGAAAGGTTGCCCCATCGATCTATCCACTGGACAGCACACTGATAGTGGGATTCTGCGATTCGAGAGAGTTCAGTCGTAGCTATAGAATCAAGAGCTAAACTACCGACTCGACCGTTCCCTGCCCAGTTGGGGAGCGTAGACCCATCGTGATCATAGAACGTCTGGTCTGATGAAACTGGACCCATGCCCGAAGGGGCGTCTGGAGCCGCTGAGTACCCCAAAGGCAGTACAGTTTGTCCGTCATAAAAGAAAGCGCGGGCCGACTCACCCGAAGGGATGATGACAATACCATTCGGAGTAGACTCAAACTGTGCAGGAAAGCGAGGCTTATTGTCGTGTCCGATGTCTGCTTGGTAATCAGCCGAGGCAGAGGGTCCGATCAGAGTGTCCCAAACATCGTTTGGATTCGCAGATCCTGCTTCCCATCCCTCGAATACCTCAACGGCCCCGCCGTCTTGGAACAGGAGAATCTCTCGCTCTCCTTCTGGGCCCAAGCGAGCATGAAAAACTCCACGAGCTTTGGAGTAGGTAGGAAACCCATTCCCGTAGTTCGGAACATACGGTGCAGGGCCCCACACAGACCTCAATGTTCCCTCTTCTGTGAGGAACATGTTTTCAATCTGGGATCCTACATCTTCAGGCAGGATGAGACTTCCCGCTTCTACTCGAATCGGGAGAACATCAGATTTCTGACGAAACCGAGTATCTGCCATGGACTCTCCCTATTGGACTATTTGGCCTCTGCGACCTTTGTTGCCCGGGAGGTTTTCTTCGCAGGTTTCTTCGTTTCGACTTTGGGCTCGTGGCTTCCATCGGGAGCCCAGATGAGCTTCCAGGAAAACATTTCTTCGGAGGATTCGTCGAATCTTTCGAAGGTCAAACCATATCGGCGGAAGAGACCTTTGACTACTCCGCATTCCGTGACCCGAGCAAGACAAACTACTTGCTCCGTTTCTCCGGCTCTTGGGCGTTCGTAGATTGCTCCTGTAATGATTCGAACAGGAGTAAGGACCGTATCGTCTGTATTTGCCATCTGTTGGGCTCCTCTTAGGAAGATGGAAGATTGTACCATCGGCGATAAGCACGTCTCGTATCAATAATACGACCGGAGCGTGCTGGCCTCTTCATTAGTGTTTCTCCTGGATACCTCAAGTCGCCATACCGCTTAGTCAGCGTAAATAGAGCTTCTCGAAATCTTCCGATTGCTCGATCTGCAAGTTCGATGTTTCCTTGGGATTCATAGAGAAAGCTAAGTGCCCGGTAGAGAAGAACGTCGATTCCGTCAGTATGGATTTCGGGAGCGTCCTGATCATCTTTGAGTTCTTCTGGACGAAGCAAGCATCGAACGTCTACTTGATACCGCTCGTTTGGACGAGGGTAAAGTCGGACTGATTGGTAGCCATGTACTTCTCGAAGACGACGATGGTAGTCAGGTAGGATCTGCCCGTTGTCGATGAAAGCAGTCTGGTGTCCGTCGATGTCTGCAATCAGGACAAACGCATCAGGAGTCTCTTGGTCTACTGCGCCTGTAAGTGTGTGCGTCAGAGTGTTGTAGTTTACAGGGTCTACCGTGATTCTTCGGCGGTAGATTCGTTTTCTCCAACCAGCACGACGGTATCTACGATCTCCGTTTCGTCCAAATCCCTGCATATAGTGGATGTCAGGGGTAGTTATAACGATTGCTTTTCCTCCGAACACGATAGGATCTTCCAGTTTATTGCTGGTCGTGACGGACACAATCGGACTTGGGGACGACTCCCATAGAGGCTCTCGTCGAGAAGGCTCAGTCTGAGCTGCATTGTAGGGCTGAGAAGGACCAAAATCCCGAAAGTCTTCGTCTCGATACCCCCAAGTGTAAGTAAAGCAGTACTCGAACTGCCCTGCGGGTTCTGGACCTAACCAAGTGTTGTTGTCGCCGTAGGAAGCGACGGGAGCAGAAGTCGGACTTTCGATCTGTCGATGGTATCGACGAAAAGCACAACGAGGCAAACCCCCCACTGTCGATTGAGGAGAATCTGCCAGAGAAAGATACTCGGCTTCCATCTGCCCGATGATGTCGAGAGGGAAGTTCTGGTTCTGACGGAACAGTCGAATCGAGTTGACCTCGATTACATTGTCTGGAAGGTAGTAGTCCTCAGAGTAAATCCTCCAATCCATCAAGGTATCGGTCAGATTGTTCCAAGGCTGGAAAAGCGAGATGTACTGAACATGAGTGTCTGTCCAGATCTCACGAATCATTCTTCGGTGCTCGACGCCATGGGGATCAGTGATGAGGATCATTCGACCGTTCCATCGTCCCGTCGTATCCCAGGCAGTCAGTCCACCGGTAGTTGTAGGCAAGTCTCGTTTGAGAACCCAAGCATCTGCTCCTGCCCCTCCAACAGATACAGTGTCTGCTGCGGAAGCCGGGTTGAGTTCTCGGATTGCCGTTGTGTCTGGGGTGTCGTCTTCAATCGTAGCGAAGCCAACACGCTTCTCAAAAAACAAGAACGGAGCCTCTTGCACTAACTGGAAGTAGGCTCGATTGATAAACTCGTTAGCACGAGTCTTGGCGTCTTCTGACTGCTTGGGAGCCCAATCAGCCTGAGAAAACATTGCTGATCTAATCTCTCCAAGATTCATGACGCACTCCTATTAGGGTAGGCACCCCCCATGCCCGAGGGGTGCCTCCTAAGTTTACTACAGATTCAGCCGAATCAGGTTCCGCCGCAATCAATCCAAACCTGAGCTTGGTTAGTAGCGCCTGCACCGACCGAAACCCAACCAATGATACAGCCAGGAGCCGTGGTGCCCGCAGCGAAATCAAGTCCACGACCGAGGTTACCGCCTCCGGCACCTCCAGAAGTGAGGGCTCGATCCACTCCGATTGCGCCACTTCCTGCTCGGACATTTCCTCGACCCTTGGTCAAGATAAATCCGAAGCCATTGTCTCCAATAGCGTGCTGGGCAACACCAACAATACCTGCCTTTGGGACAAGTGTACCAGTTGCTGTGGGTTGAACCTCTGCTTGTTGGGCTCCGTTGATGTACTGACAGATTTCTCCCGCACCCAAAGCACCATTTGCTTTGACGTAGGTCCAAATCTGATCACCATCATCCACAGTAGGCACGACCAACTGAAACCCCAGAGGAGCCAGTTGAGACGCATCATCCGCACCAGCGGTGCTTTCATTTGTGACAGTATTGAATGCAATACCTGCCGCAGTTGTAATAGCCATTGTAAGTCTCCTTTAGACTATGGGGTTTACGGGGTAGCGCCGCCGGTAACAACACCGTTAGCACGCATTTGGTCGCAGTACATTCCCATGTTGAGAACATACTCGTAACGCCACATGTCTTGTTCCGGAATCCGGATAGGACCGCGAACGGCAAAGTCGCCCTTGGTCTCCATGTTGGCATCGTGGCCGAGGGTATACATGTGCCAAGTATCAGTCTTGAGCATGTAAACCACACCGTTGTTTGCACCACCAGTAGCAAACTGAGTCAGATCGATTGAAGACTCAAGGAAGAAGTCTGCTTCAAGGAAGGGGATTCCCTGACGCACAGCCTTCGGAGCCTTGTCGCCCTCAACGCGCATCACGCGAACCTGATCGTCGAGATCATCGATGTAGTTGAGGTATGAAGCCTCATCACCGAGGAGCAAGTCGACAGGACCGCTTGCCATCGATCCCTGACGGGAAGCAGCGTAATACACCTGACGCAGAGTTTGACGACCATCAGTAGCGAAAGAAGAGATCTGACCGTACTGGTTGTACCAGCCTGCGGTCGTTCCCTTGTTCAAGCCAAAGATAGTAGCAGCGCCTGCGACCTGAGCAGCTTGAGTCAAGTACTGGAAAGCACCAGTACGAGCAGCAGCAAGCCCGGGGTTGTAAGTGCTGTCGCCATTCAGGGTCAAGAAACCACCGACGCCAGTTCCGTTTCCGGAGCCGAGCTGGTTGGAAATCCGCTGATGAAAATCAGAAAGAGCCAACTCAGGGTATGCCTTGATGATCTTGGCGAGATCGTTCTCACCATTTGCTTCAGCCATGTCCTTACCAGGAATGTCAAACGCATAGATCAGGCGAGGAGCGTAGGAGCTTCCGCGTTGTGCAGATTGAGTACGACCACCAGCGATCACCTCGGATCCGGTGCTTACTTGGGTAACGGTTCCAGGACCGCCGGAAACAACCACAAACTCTCGATACGGGCCCTTGAGTGTAGCTCGATCCACATTCCCTCGTTTTACGACCCGCTCCATGAGAGGGTGCCAAGAGGAGAACAGTTCCGAGTACCCAGGAGCAAGATCTTGCAGTGCGGTTGCGACTACATCAGGACTAATTGCCATCTTACTTTTCCTCTATGGGTTACGGGGTTGAGGGGTGAACCTCGCTATCTCCTGCCCCCACCATGCACAGAAAATGCACGACGAGCAGCAAGAAGTCTCATTTCATCTAACGAACCGCTATCGCTGATCGACTTCTTAGCAGCTTGTGGCCGCGACGATCTGGTAGCACCGTTCGTAATTTTTGCTCCAGCGCGAGGAGCTTTTGCCTTGGCTTCGGCCTCTGCTTTGGCTTCCGCCTCGGCAATCTCTTCAGGAGTAGGGCCAGTGGGTTGGGCTCGGACTTCTTCAAGCTCGGCGTGTGCCTTCGCCAACTTGAGTGCGTATTGGTCAGAGACCCCATCCGTTTTCGCTTGGACGGCAATCTCGACCGCTGATTCTGGCAGATCAATCAACTCGGCAGCAATGTAGGCATCCCACATTCCGCCATGAGTGTCGTCTTCTGCCAGGAACTCTGCGAATACTGACAACTTCTCTTTGTTGTCAGCAAGTTCAGCATGATCTTTCCAGAAACGATCAACGTACTCTCCGACAGCTTGTTCTTCTGTCGTAGACATTGCTTTTTCTAAGTCAGAATATGCAATGTTGCGTTCATCGAGTTGGCGCTGAAGATCTTCAAGCTGCCGGGTCATATCACCGATGCGAGGATCTTCATCTTCAGAAAGCATTGCAGCATACATCGAACGGAGAGTTGCGATCTCTTCCGCTTTTTCTGCGTAGCTTTTTTCGTAATAGTCAGAAACACCTTGGGCCGTTGTCCGGTATCTCTCTGGAAGAGAGTCGATTGTTCCATCCCAAGAGTTCCACTCAACTTCCGGATAAGGATCATCGGCCCGAGTTGGTGCAGGAGCACCTTCAGGGACTGCCGCTGCTCCCCCACCCGCAGAACCTGCTTGTTCCACCGGGGCCTGGGAGGACTCCGGTGAAGCAGCGACAGCCGTCTCTGGTGCGGGGGCGGCTGCTACGGGGGCTGCGACTTCTTCGCTCACATTCCTTCCATTGCTTTAGAGGCAGCGTTGTTCCGCATAGAAACGAGATCCATGACCATCGGAGGCTCATCGCCGCCCATCATGTCTTCCATTCCCATTTCCATCTCGCCGTCTTTCTTCTTCAACTCATAGCCAAACTCGTCGAACCACGCGATAAGTTTGTCTGGGTCAGCGCCATGCTCTTTGATGGCAGCAGCCAAAGCCTCGGTTGGAGAAGCAAAATCTGTGCTCTCTTCAATCTCAACGTCTACGTCAATCTTGGGCTCGTCGGAAGCTTCCTTTTCGGGAGCTTCCTCCATCATATCCTCTTTTTCTTCTTCCATAAACGCAGGTTTCTCTTCAGCCATGAGATTCTCCAGATGTGCTCAGGTTTTACCTGAGCCGGATACGATAGTCAAGGAAAGCATATTCTGGTAGAAGGCTTTATTCAAGTTGTGATCTGAATCTTAGTTTCGCCGTTCTTGATCGCTCTCTTGTGAGCATTTACTTTCCGAGTGTGATTTTTGCGATCCTCGTGATCTCTAAACCCTTGACTCTTGGCAGTCTGATCTGCTTGATTGCGAACCGTATCGTAGTGATTGATCCACTTAGGATCATCTTTACTGACGATAGCTCGATCTTTTCGTCGACTAAAATATGCTCGCTGCTCTTCCGGAGAAGAGAAGTTTTGCCCGATCTGGTCGAGATGAAGAGTCTTCGAAGGCAATGGCCCCACAATCGCAGGAGCCTTTCGAATCAGTGTCGTCGCTTTCTTCCTGCAAATGGGGCAGTAGAGACCATCTTGTTTGAGATACTCACTCGCCTTCATTATGTCTTCGAACTCACCGCACGAATCACAGCGTCCATTATATGTAGGCATTACTGGTCCCTCGGAATGTCAGGATTGAGGTCAAACGGAGCGCCACCAAATCCTGTCAAAGGACTTGCTTCTCCTCCACCTGGGCCGAAACCTGCGGGATTAGGAGGAAGAACAGGTTCCGTCCCGGGAGGCAGAGCACCGCTTGCAATCGTGTCTTGTCCTCCTGGACCCGGAGGCTGCGCTAAGTTTGCTTGAGCCTGGGCGGCCTCCTGCTGTGCTTGGGCAGCTTCTTGTTCAAGCTGCTCTGAGCTTTTGAGGACATCCTGCATCTGTAGTAGTTCACAGAGTTTACGAATGAGGGTGTTCTGATCAACTTGTGAGTTCTCTTGGAGAAGCGGGAAGAACTGCTGTAAGTTCCTAAGTTGGACCAGCCGGTTGTTTTCGGTGGGGGAGTATGGAACAGCTTCATAGTCATACTCCAAAGGCTCCTCTCCGCGAGTTGCAAGAATCTCACGAGCCATCATAGATGCCCGGGTGATCTCTACAACTTCTGCATTCGCCAGCATACGAACAGGAAGAATCTCATCGTCTGCGAGAAACTCTTCATAGAGCCCGATGATGGTTTGTGATTGCCAGCTAATCAGGTCGTAGATTTCTTTTTGCCGACGACCGTTGCGAGTCCTCGTCGCAGTATCTGCGAGGGCGACCTCGGTTGCCACGTCAGATACACCGACAACTCCCCGAGAGTATTGCGGAATACCCAAGATAAATTCGATAATCTGGATACATCGGTCTCGTGTAGCGACGAACTCTGGCGAGAGGCTCGGTGTTTGGGTGTGTCCGATGATGTCTTGGATCGAGGCATTTGCTTTTCCTGCAACTTCTACGATTGAGCCCGGGGATGTTGCGGTACGAAGTTGATTGCGAATGTGTTCCGGATTGTCTACCAGCCCAGAGTTGAGCATTGTGATCGGGATCGCAGTCTGGGCAAACCAGAGCATCAGCGTGTCCAACTCATTCAATCGCTCAAGGATTGGCTGGATCAAAGCTACGTCACTCAGTCCTCCGATGTCTTGGAGATTGTCATTGAAGGACAATCGGTAGAATGGATTGCGAGCAAATCGGTAAGGAAGTTCGCCTGCAAACAAAGGCTCTTCTTGCTCTTCGAGGTAGTGGTAGTAGCGACCTTCGCCCGAGAAGTCATAGATCTCATAGACCGTGACCCACTCGAACACTTCTTTCGAAGAGTCGTTCATGAGCGACTGGTCTTTTAGTCGATCTCGAAGCCACTCTGGGTAAGCGCCAAA